CCTCGTCGACCGTCCCGGCAGCCTCCTCGACCGAGACCCGGAAGTCGTCCAGGTTGGCGTTCGTGAGCGCGTTCGCGAGTTGCGGCCCGGCCTTCGCCCCGAACAGCTCGGCGGCCTTCTGTGCCCGGAGCAGCGGGTCCTCGGTGGCGGAGATGTCGGTGATGAGCCGCTCGAGCTCCTGGGGGCTCTTGATCTTCGTGAGGCTCTTGTTCAGGCCCGTGACGATCTTTGTCGCGTCGAGCCCCGACGCGGCCGCGAGGTTCAGGAGCGCGATGCCGTCGGTGTATTCGAGGTTCGCCGCCTTCAGCCCGGGCGCGAGGTCGGCGAGGACCTTCTGCTGGTCCGTGATCGCGCCGCCGTACTTCTGGTTCGACTTCAGCAGCTGGTCCTGGATCTTCCGCGCGTCCTTCGCGGTGAGTCCCCACGCGTCGAGGATGTCGTCGTAATCCTCGACCGCGCCGACCGTGTCCTGCTTCGTGACGCGTGCGTATTCGGTGAACGAGTCCGTCAGCTCCGCGGCCTCGTCGCCTACGGCACCGAGGTTCTTCCGGACGGAGATCGCGGCCGCGTTCACCTCTTCGAGCGCGACCCGCTGGTCGCCCGCCGTCTGGTTCGCCGCCTGCCACGCGGCCTTCGCTTCCTCGGCTGTCGCCCCGGTCTCCGCCCGGTACGACGCCATCGAGTTCTCGGCGTCGATCGCTGCCCGTGATGCGACGCCGAGTCCCGCGGCGGCGGCGACGCCCACCGCCTTGAACCCGGTGGAGAGCGCGCCCTTCAGCCCCGCGGACATCCGCTCGCCGAGCGTCCTCGCCCCCGCGTCGCCCGCCTTCTGCGCGGCGCGCGTGACCTCCGGAACGACCTTGTCGTCGTCGATCAGGAGGGACAGGAACAGATCGCCGATCGACGCCATGTCAGGCCACCACCACGTACTGCGGATGGGTCGATGCGAGGGTCATCACGGCCTGCTCGAGCGCCATGCCCGTGAGCCCCTTCGGGCGCGAGACACCGGGGCGCTTGCGGCTGTGCCAGCGGCGAGCCGCCTTCGCGTCGTGCGCCAGCACCGTCCCCACGCGGACGGCCTCGACCATGTCGTCGAAGTCGGTCCGGACGTCGAGGCGGTCCTGGAGGGCGTCGAGGAAGGCGACGATCTGCTCATCGGTCAGGCGGTGCTCGAGCTCGTCTGCGGACCAGCCGTAGGTCGATGCGGCCCACTCGGCAGCCCGGACGAGGTCCCACTCGTCGGGGTCGCGCTGTCGGCCTCGATGAGCGTGACGGCTAAAGGGTTCGCGGCTCGCCACACCTCGATGACTGCGCGGAGGATCTCGGCGTCCGATGCCGTGCCGTCGATCTCGGCCCGATCGGGGAGCGCGCCCGTCTGGTCGTACAGGAGCAGCATGTCGAGCAGCGCGTCGGTCTCCGCCGCGAGCCGCTCGAGCACCTGACCCGCGTTATCGCCTGCGGCCTCGAGGTCCGCGGTCAGCGCGGCGAACCGCTCGTCGAGCTGCTCCCGCCACGCGCGCGACGCGGCGCGCGACAGGACTGGCAGCTGGTAGATGGCCCCGCCGAGCATGACCCGGATGCGGCCCGCGAGGATGTCCTCCGCGGAGCGGGTCGGGGCGGCGGCGGGGAGGAACCGCGCGAGTCCTGCCGCCGCGCCGAACGCAGCGCGTCGGGCTCGCAGGGTCCTGACGACGTAGAGCGCGCCGAGCCCGGCGCCGAAGGCGGCGCCGAGCCCGAACGCGAACAGGTATCCGAGCTCCACGAGCGTTCAGCTCGCGGTCGTGAGGACCTTGATCCGGTGAGGCGAGATGGTCGCCTCGTCGGCCGCGTCCCACATACCGTGCAGTTCGAGCCGCGGGCGGGCGAACTCCGCGTCCGCGAGCGTGAGCTCGATGGTGCCGAGGTTGATCGCGTTGTCGACCTCGAACTGGAACTCGCCGCCGTTGAGGCGCTCGACCTGCAGCTCCCAATCCGCGAACGCGGAGTCCGGGATGCGGCGCGTGTCGTCCTCGTCGATCGTCGTGACCCCGCCGGCCGTCGCCGACTCGGAGCCCGGCCAGGTCGACGCGAGCACCGTCGCGCTGATCTCCGGGATGCTGGTCTCGAGGATGCCCTCGGAGCGACGCACGTACGTCGTGCCCTTCAGGTTCCCCTTGATCCCGTTCAGCTCCGCGGTCACGAGCTCGCGCTCGATCCGGAATGCGTTGTCGTCCATCGACGCGCCGAACGGGTCCTGGTTGCGGTACACCGCCCCCGCGCCGATCACGAGGTTCGTGGGGGTGTCCGACGTGATGCCACCGGCCATGTCCGGTACCTCCTGTTCGCTACCTGTAGATGCGCTGGTTCCGGCGGGCGCCGGTGTACCAACCGAGGACGGTGTCGCGGCGTCGCGGGGACAGCCGTCCGGTCCGGAGACCGTCGAGCCGGTCGACGCTGACGTCGCGGACGCAGACCGTTTCGCAGTCCACGCACATGAGAAGGCGGAGGTACCGGAAGACACCATCGCGGCCGACGTGCCGGCCCTCGCGGAAGGGGACGAGACGATGGTCCTCCGGCCGGCCGTTGCCCCGGTCCTCCGGCACCTCGCACGAACGGGCTGCGCCGCCCGGCCGGACGTCCGCCCGGAACGTGACGTAGAGCCCGCGGAGGAGTCCCTCGAGGGTGGGCGGGAGCGGCGAAGGCGGGTCGAACACGAGCACCTTGCGCCCGTCGACCGTCTCTATCCGTGCTTGTGCGAGAGCCGCTGTCATCCGATCTCCATTGCCCGTGCCGACCGTGGCCGGCGCGTGCTATGCCGGAACGACCTGGGTCGTTCCGATGGCTTCGATGACGAAGGTGTAGAGGGGCTGGCCGGTGTCGGGGTCCTTCTCTTCTGTGCCTCCCGTGTCGTCGAACGTCTGGTAGATGCCGAGCCCGTTCGCGTGGACGCGCGGGCCGATGTTGTGGACGGCGTCGGACACCGCGGCGTACAGCGACGCGGCCTCCTGGTACGTGCGGCCGTAGCAGCGCGCGGCGATTCGGGCGCGCTGGACGGGGATGCCCTTCTCCCGCGGCGACGTGAGCTGCACGAGCACCACGAACGGCACGTACTCACCGGGCCCGCGCCGGTCGCCGAGGTCGATCACGGCCTTCGTCGTGGGGTGGATCACCGGGGACCCCGGCTCGCCACCGCGGATCCGCGTGGTGATCGACGCCACGTCCGCGTCGTCGCGGATCTCGGTCAAGAGCTTCGGGAGGATGTCGAGCATCAGTCCCTGCCCCCGATCTTCGGGCGGCTGATCGTGCCGATGATGTCCGCCGCGTGCGGCAGGACCTCGGCGCTCGCGGGCGAGAGGAACGGCTGCGCGGGCGTGTCGATCGTGCCGAGCTCGGCGAACCGGCCGGGGAACCCGAACCCGGCGACCATGAGGACGCTCGAGCCGCGGACCTTCGCGCGCAGCGCCCGGGGCTTGCCAGGCTGCCCGCCGCGCTGGCTCCACCCGTGGACCTTCTCACCGCCGACGTAGACCAGGACGCCGCCCTGCTTCGGCAGGCCCTCGCCCGTCGGATACGGGTCGTACGGGGAGTCAGGCGCCTGCTCGGCCGCCACCTCGACGATCGTCCGCCCGAGCTCCGCGACCCCGTCCGCGATGGCGAGCCCGACGTCGGTCAGGCGCGAGCGGTTCAGCACCACGCGGGCCGATGCCTTGCGCGCCATCAGGCGGCCGCCTCGACGCGCTGCCCCGCCCACGCCGCGAGGGCTATTGCCGCTCTATGAGCAGCGCCGCTCCGATGTGCATAGACCGTTGATAGAGCCGCCTCGCGGTTGCAGCGCGTGCTCTCGTCGTCGGCGAGCGCGGCGTCGATCCCCGCGGGCAGCCGCTCCGGCTGATCGACGTTCACCCCGACGCCTGACGCCTGCCAGAAGCGGAGCCCGTGCTCGACGTCGCGTCGGAACCACGGCGCGTTCAGGACGACGACGGGGCGGCCGGTGGCCGCAAACTCGTAGAGGGTCGAGCTGTTGTCGGTCACGTAGACGTCCGCCCGGCGGCAGACGTCCGCGAAGTCCTCGACGAACTCGCACCGCAGCCGCCGGAACACGCGGGACATCGTCCCCGCCATCCGGGGATGCGAGTGGCCGATGACGCGGTACCGCTGCGCGAGCGGGCGGAGCGCGGCGTGGTAGTGGTGCCAGGCGCTCCGCAGTTCGGGGATGATGCTCCGGCCGTCCCAATGGAACGACACGCAGACCACCGGACCCGAACCCGGACCCGGCTCGCGGGCGGGGAGCGTGTCGAGCTTCGGGCATCCGACCACGGCGACGGACGCGGCGGGGTACGTCCGTCGCCAGCGGTCGGCGGAGTGTTCGTTCGGCTGCAGGAACAGCTCGACGTCGTCGCGGTCGGTGCCGCCGGAGTACGAGCCGTGGTGGATCGCGAGCTCGTTCGTCGGGTCGCCCGCGTAGCTCTGGCCGATGCCGTGCTCGAGGAACGCGAACCGCCGGTACCCGAGCCGGCGCCCCTTCTTCAGGTCGCCGTACGACGTGGCGAACGCGAGCCCGTCGTGCGCGGGGACCTCGACGCCGCGGCGGGGCTTCGGTGGGAGCACGGGCTCGGCTTCGATCCCGAGCGCCGCTGCCCGGTCGACGAGCCCGGGGTCCACGAGGTACCGCCCGCGGAGCGACTCGGGGAGCGCGTGCCAGACCGGAGCGCCGTGATCTACGAAATGGGGCTCGTACCCCAGGAAGTCGATCACCACGGCTCGCCACCGAACCGCACTTCGAGCCTCCACTAGCTCGATCACGCAGCCACCGCCTGCCGCTCCACCGCGGCGGTGTAGATGCCCTGCAGGAACGCGACCCCCGCGGCCTCCGAGTGGTACTGCTCGGCGTGCTGCCGCCCGCGGAGCGCCCACGACTCGCGGGCGGCGGGCTCCGCGAGCGTCCGGAGCGCGGACAGGATCGACCCCTCGTCCGCGAGCACGAACGGGAGGGACCCGAACCGCCGCTCCATCTCCGCGAGCGTGGCGTCGGCACCGCCGGCGATCACCGGCTGCCCCATGCCCCACGCTTCGATCGCGTTGTTCCCGTAGCCGAGCGCGACCTGGTCGAAATAGACATCGGCCCGCGCCTTGCGCATGAGGCACTCCGCCCACGACGTTCGCTCGATGAGGATGACCTCGACCGGGATCTCTTGACCGAGCCGGCGCACGGCGCGGAGGAACGCCTCGGTCCCCTTGATCGCGCGGTTCGTGGGAGCGTGCGCGATCCGCAGGACACCGTCGTTCACCGGCTCCCCGAGCTCCGCGAGCCCGTCGAGGTCGTACAGCGCGGGCGCCCACACGAGATCGTCGGGCGCCATGAGGTACAGGTCGAGCGTCGCGGCGAGCCCGATCGCACCACGCGCCCGCTGCTGCGCGAGCAGCTCGTGGGAGTGGCGCCGGAACTGCGTGCCGTGCTGGTGGATCACCGTCGGGCGCCGCGGGGCGCCGAGCAGCGCCTCCGCCTGGAACCCGTCGCGGACGTGGACGACATCGGCCCGCTCCCACTCGGTGAGCGCTTGATCCCACGGGAGGTCCGCGGGATACGCGAGGTAGTTCGTCGTCCGGCACGTCGAGCGGTAGTGCCACGACGGGGCGAGGCGGGCGAACGCCTCCGCAGTCCGGAACCCGTTGCCGCCCGTGTCCGCGACATGGGAGGCGTTCAGGACGCGCATCACTTCGCCACGTGGTGGATCGACTGCAGCCCGACGGGGATCACGTTGACCTCGCGGGCGCGGCCGAACTGGCCCGTGCCGAGCAGCGCGCGGTAGTCGTGGAGGAAGTTGTGCGCCGCGACCTTCATGCGCGGCAGGGGCCTCGTCCAGTCGACCGTCACGAGGTGCCGCGCGGCGAGCCGGTCCATCTTCCGGACCACGGACCCGATGTCCTCCGGCCTGACGTGCATCAGGACCTCCGACGCGATGACGAGGTCGAACCGTCCGTCGGGCCGGAAGTCCGCGATGTCCGTCTCGACGAACGTGCCGTCGGGGATCCGCTCGCGGGCGGACGCGAGCAGGTCCGGCGAGAGGTCGATCCCCGTGTACGCGACGCCCGGGCGCATGTCGCAGATGAGCCAACCGATGCGGCCGAACCCGCAGCCGACCTCGAGGACGGAATCGAACTGGAGCGAGCCGACGAGCCGTGCGATGGCGTCCTCCTGCTCGGCATACCGCTCGCCGCGGAACTTCGCCTCGTACGTCGCGCCGCGCGCGCGCCAGTAGGCGGTCGGGTCGTACGTCACGCTGCGACCTCCTGGCCGAGCCGCGCGCGGAGGCGCGAGGCGTGCTCGGCGACCTCGTCCGCGATGAACGCCGGGACGAGCCCCTCGCGGTACCGGCGGATCAGGTCGACGGCCCGGATCCGCTCGCACTCCGCGAGAACGATCCGGTTCCGCCGGCGCATGTCGTTCCGGTACGGCGTCCCCTTGCCGGTGAGGGGCGACGTCATCAGCGACCCCTCGCGCTTCACCCGGTGGTACGTCGGGTGGTGCGTCGCGCGGAGCTCGCCGGTTAGACGGAGCAGGCGGATCATCAGCGTGTCCTGGCCGATCCGCTCCGCCGGATTGTGGCCGCCGAGCTCGAGCAGGCGCGACGTGGCGAACAGCCCCACCTCGTACCCGCCCTCGTGGACGGACACTCGCCCCGCCCGGTCGTGGAACCACACCGCGCCCGTGATGACGGCATCCCCGCCGACGGCCACGAGCCGCTCGAGGTGGTCGGGCTCGATCCAGTCGTCGGCGCCGATCGGCGCGTACCACGGGAACGGCGTGGCGGTGAGCGCCACCTGCTGCGCGAAGTACGCCCCGCGGTTCTCCGGCAGGCGGTACACCTCGAGCCGGGAGTCGCGGACGCTCCCGAGCGGCGGGTCCTCCCCGTCGCCGATGACCACGACGGCGATATCGCGGACGGTCTGCGCGAGGATCGACCGGACGCACTTCTCCACGAGCTCGGGGCAGCCGTAGTAGGGAACCGCGACGGTGATCGTCACGACCCTTCGACCCCCACGGGTACGGCGTACGCGGACTGCGGCGAGCCGACGAGCTTCGCGGCGATCTCGAGGTGATGCCCGGCACCCGCGGCATCCGGAACCCCGACCACGGAATATCGGGCGTCGGGGAGGTCAGTCCGCATCGGGCAGGCGTCGGGGTCGTGGACGATGACGTCCGCCGTCGTCACGTCGCGGGGGTGCATGTAGATCCGGTGGTCGCTGATCGACGCGCCCGCCTGGACGACGCTCGCGACCTCACGCGCGGACTTCGGCTGGATGCCCGCGGCGACCCCGGTCGCGACCGTCACGTCCTCGGTGGTCGGCTGGCCGTAGTCGTCGAGCACAGGGTCGCCGTCCTCATCGAGGATCGACCCGTGCCGGATGATCGACACGCGATGCGGGAGGAACTCGCCGCTGATGCTCACAGGAACGGAATCCCCGGGCCCGCGAGCGACGCCAGGAGGTCTGCCCGCGTCTCGGCGTAGGACTTCCCCTGCGCGTACGTCTTGGAGTGGTCGCCGAGCGTCTCCGATGCGATGCCCGGCGCGTTGTCGAGGTCGAGCTTCACGAGCTCGATCGCGACCCGATCCCGCGAGGCGTCGTCAGATCCGGGTGCGTACGTGACGTCTACCCGGCCGCGCCAGCACGAGGCGGGGTTCGTGCCCGTGTTCAGGCGGCGGACCATCTGCCTGCCGATCAGCTCGAAGTCGTCCGTCTCGAGCTCGGTGTCGATCTCGATGAGCGTCGTCACGGACTCGGCGCTGCGCGAGAGCATGAGGAGGTCGCCGGGCCCCGGCGTCAGGACCTCGCGGACCGACGCGGCAGGCCCCGCGACCTCTTCGATCGACTCGTACGCGGCATCGAGCAGCCGCTCGAGGGCATCGTCCCCGAGCGGCGTCTCGACGTGCTCCCGCAGGTCCGTGACGGTCAGCGTCACGCCGGGACGGCCTCCCGGCCGCGCGCGCGAGGCGCGGGCTCCGGCTCCTCGACCACGGGGGTCGAGCGCCGGACGTTGACGCGACCGAACGCCTGCGGGTACCCAGCGACGACCGGGTCATCGGCCGCCCAAACCTCGCCCGACCGGACAAGCAGCTTGCCCGAGTAGAACGAGGTCCGGGCGACCACCAGGCCGCCGCGCTCCTGACGCGGCATCGGGTTACGAGCCCTCGCCCACGCGGAGCTTGCGGAACGCGTTGTCGACCAGGATGACCGACGTGTTCCGCCACATCGCCCACAGACCGCGCGATCCGGTGGGCTTGCCATCGCCGTCGAACAGGTGCGGGATGAGCTCGACGCTCATGCCGACCCGGTCGACGATGAGGAAGTTTCGGAAGTCGCCGAAGATGAGGATGTCGTTGCCGTTGGCAACGGCCCCGTCCATCTCCGACGCCTCGTAGGCCGGGTACCCGATCAGCTCGTTCGGGCGCCCGAGCGCGATGCCGCGCTGCCAGATCGCGCCCTCGCCGACGGTGCCGACGGCGAACTGGCGGATCTTGTTGTAGATCGACTTGTTCGCGAGGAACGAGGCGTTCTGCCGGAACCGAGGCGGCAGCGGGTTTCCGCTGGCGCCGGTCGCCGTGTCGGTCTCGCAGGCGTAGACGTCCTCGACGCCGAACGCGCCGGACGCCTGCGTCCAGATGATCGACGTGTCGGCGACGCGCTCGATGCCCTCCGGGCCGGTGATGCCGTTGCCCGTGCCCGTGATGAACGAGTCCGACTCCTCGACGTCCTTCGCGTCCGCGAGCAGTCGGCCGATCTCGGCCTGCAGGCTGTTCCAGTCCTGCCCGACCTCGATGCTGAACTTCACGAGGCCCTTGACGGCCGTCGGGACGGCTCGGGGCTGCGCGAGCGTCGGGCTGTTCTCCGTCACCGCGGTGTTCTCCGCGACGCGGGAGACGGTGACGGCGCCCGACGTGACGCCCTTCCACTCCTGGCCCGTGATCGTCTCGACGCGCGAGATGCGCCGGATGTCGTTCACGACGCCATCGGAGGTCAGGATCAGGGTCGGGTCGAGCTCGACGGGGACGGCGTAGCCGCCGTCGGCGCCCGAGTTCGTGTACGTCGCGAGCGCGGCGCGCTCCTCGGTCGAGAGCGGCTGGTTCGTGACGAGCTTGCCGAACGCCCGGAAGTAGAGCGGACCGCTCGTCGCGAGGATCCGTGCAGCGAGCTCGCCGGGGTTGTCGATCGCCTTCGTGATCCCGGCAGACCCGAGGAACGCGTGGAGCCGCTCCTTCGACTTGTCGCCGGCGTTCAGGTTGTCGATGACGCGCTTCGCACCGTCGACGTACAGGCCCGGGAGCTCATCGACGCTGCGCGCGAGATTGCGGTACTCGGCCAGGTCGTGGAGGTTGTCCGGGACCCTGCTCTTCACGACACGCGCGCCGAAGTTCGGCCGCTCGACGTGCTTGGGGCTCTCGGCCAGTTCGGCGACGTACTGCGCGCGAGCCTGGAGCTCCTTGATCCGACGCTCGGTCTCGCCCTTCCGCTCGGCGAGCGCAGCCCATTCGGTCTGCTGCTCCTCGGTGAACGGGAGCCCCTTCGCCTCGGTGTCGAGCTCGACGATCCGAGTCTTCACCTCGGTGAGGTGCGCCGAGAGGTCCTCGACGCTCCGCATCCCATCGAGGACGGGGAGCTGGAACGATGCGATGCCGAGCTCGAACGGGAGCATCGAGCCCCCGCCGACGATCGGCGCGTGGTAGACGGCGAACGGCTGCGGGACCGACCCCTGGTATCGGGCGATCCCTTCCAGGTACCTCACGCGGTTGTCTCCTGTAGGAATTGCAACCACTCGTCCTGCGAGCGGAAGCGGGGGGCTACCGGGACGGCAGGCGCCGGCACCGGCACGACAACGGGGGGCGGATCGGCCGCCGGGGGCGCCTCGGTCGGTTCGTCCGACAGGAGCGCGCTCATCGCGTCGCGGATGGACCGCAAGGCCGCGAACGTGGGATCGGAGAAGGCCGGGCGGCCTTCCTTCGCGCGGAGCGCCGCGCGCACGAGGCCGTGTTCCATGACGGCGCGGGCGTCGGCCTCGAGCATCGCCACGCGCTCACTGAACGGGCGGGGCTCGTCGTCGAGCGCGATCGGCTCGACCTCGCCGGCCTCCGCGGACACCGAACCCCGAGCGGATCGCGACACCCGGCGCAGCGCGCCCTCGAGCGTGTCGATCCCGTCGACCATGCCCGCCGCGAGCGCCTCGCGCGGGAGCATCGTCCGGCCCTTGCCGTAGTCGGCGCGGACCTTCTCCGCGCTGACGCCGCGGCCCTTCGCGACGTCGTTCACGAACAGCTCGTAGAACGAGTCAACCTGCTTCTGGATCGCGGCCCGCGCGTCGTCCGTGAGCGGCTCGAACTCGTTCCCCTCGAACTTGTGCTCGCCCGCGCTGATGACGGTGGTCGTGATCCCCTCCGCGTCGAGCAGCCGCGACGCCTCCTGATGGACGGCGTAGATGCCGACGGACCCGACCTTGCCGGACGGGGTCACGAGCAGGGTGTCAGCCTGGCTCGCGAGCCAGTACGCGGCGGAGCCTGCGACGGTGTCGGCGATGGCGACGATGGGCTTCGTGCCCCGGGCCGCGCGGATCTCCGCGGCGAGCTCCGTGACCCCGGCGACCCCGCCGCCCGGGGAGTCGACGGAGAGCACCACGCCGCGGACGTCAGGGTCCGCCATCGCCGCGCGGAACGCGGCCCGGATGCCCTCGACGCTCGTCCCGCCGAAGAGCTCGGCGAGCAGCGACGAGCGATGCTCGATGATCCCGTGGATGGGGATCACGGAGATGTACCCCTGCGTCCGGGGCTGGGCGGGCGTGCGGGTGATCGCAGCGCGGACGGACGTGTCGCCCGAGAGGAACGCGCCGACCTGGTGCAGGACCGCGGGCTCGAGGGCCCACGCCTGGTCCAGGATCGCGTCGAGTCTGACCTTCACAGAGAACGACCTCCTACGCTGCGCTTGCGGGCACATGCGCGGAGGCCACTCACACCGGCTGATCGGGCTACGGGAGCACTGGCCGGTCCGGTCTTCGACTGCGGACGATTCTCGCGGCGTGAGAACGGCATTGTCAAGCCGTGACCGCGGTCTTGCAGCGGGGGCAGTCGAGATCGGTACCGGGGCCGAGCGCGCGGGCGATCTGCTTATTGCACGTCGGGCAGCGGACGGTGCCCGCCCCGAGCAGCGCCACCGGGCCGGCGGCGGGCGGTGTCACCGCGGGCGTGTCGCCGGCGCCCGGCTCCTGCAGCTGCACACTCAGCTTCCCGGTGTGCTGCAACCGCTTCAGGTCGCCGGCGACGACGGCATCGACCACGGACGTGGGATCGAAGCCGCCATCTGACAGGGTCCGGATCGCCGTGGCGTTCAGGTTGACGACGGCGGCCGCGTCGCTGATGTCGTCCTTCAGGGCCGGGATGTCCCGGTCGTCGTACCAGAGCTCCGAGCCCGAGGGCGGGGGGACGATGACCTCGAGCGATCCGGCCATGTTTCGCCAGGCCGGGCGCATCGTGAGGTCCGCGAACCGCCGCATCGCGCTCGCGTAGTTCCCCGAGTTCAGCGCCGAGCCCTGCAGGCCCTCGGAGATCCCGAGCACGGCGGCGGGAACGCCGGCGGCGGTGGCGATGATCGTCTCGTCGGCGCCCTGCGTCGCCTTGAAATCGAGCTGCTGCAGGTCCTTCCCGACGACGGTCGCCTGCGCGCCCGCTCCGAGGTACAGCGTCCGGTAGGCGTTGACGGCACCCTTGTGGTTCTGCTCCAGGACCTCGACCCACTGGCGGAACTTCGCGGGGTCCGTGATCGACGCGTCGAGGCTGACGATCACCTGTGGGGTCGCGCCGTTCTCGAAGAAGCGGAGCTTGTGATGGGTGGCCGCGTTGTGGCCCATGATGTTGCGGATCACGGGGGTGAGCCAGGGGATGCCGCGGAACTTCCCGAGCGGGTCGGGAATCGGCGCGAACACGGCAACCTGATCCGGGAACAGCACGACGGGCTCGTTCCCTGCGTGTCGCCCTCCCGGGTGGTACAGATAGCCGAGCACCTCCGCGTCGAGGTCGTCGCTCGTCACGTCCGGGTCCTCTTCGGACCCGAGGACGATCGTCATCCAGTCCGGTCGGGGGAGACGGATCCGGTCGCGCGTCCGACGGACGACGAACGCCGTGCCCCCGAAGTCGGCGTGCTGCATGGCGCGGGTCAGGAGGTCGCCCGTCGTGCCGCCACGCCACGGGCGCTCGAGGATCGACAGGGCATCCGTGCCGAACAGGTCGCCCGGCCTGCCCGAGCGTCGCTGCCGGAACTGGAACCGCGCCTCGCTGAACAGCATGATCCGCGCGAGCTCGCACGCGAAGACGACGCCGTTCGCCTTGTACGCGCCCTGCACGAGGCCCGCGAACGTGTCCGCGATGACCTCTTCCTTCCCCCGGAGCCCCGGGTTCAGGTAGAGCATGTTCCCGAGCGTGAACATCGACGTCCAGTCGTCGAACGCGAGCGGCTGCCCGGCAGACGCGCGCACGACGCTCCGCTGCAGCGTCGGGACGAGGGAGCGGATGAGACTGGTCATGCCCGCCTCCGGAGGTCGAGGGATGCGGCCATGAGGCCGACGCCGAACAGCAGCAGCCCGAGCCGGGCATCGAACAGGGCCACGGCGAGCACCGCGGCGAGGAACCCGACGGCGAGCGTGGTCGCCTCGAGGCGGGGCATCAGCCGACCCACATCACGAGCGGCTCGCGCTCGGCGGGCAGCTCGTCCATCGACATCGCGGCCTCGTACGCGAGGACGTCCGCCACCGTCGCGTCGTTGCCGAAATGGCCGTCCTTGTCGAGCATGTACAGCGTCCGGTCGTCGTCGGCGTCCGCGAGGCGGACCTTGCGGAGTCGCGTCGCCTTCACCTGGTCGTTCGTGAACGGATCGCCGTCGTGCGTGTGCTCGCCCGACGCCACGGCCGTCCGCCACCGATCCACGGCGGGCGCCATCCGGCGGGCGGAGTTCGTGTCGAACGCGATCACGATCTCCTCGCCGTGGCGCTCCTGCCACCGCTCGACTTCGGTGATCCATCCCGGCGGGTCGCAGTACATCCGCCCGACCCGATAGCGGGCGAACGCGTCGGCCACCGCCTGGTCGACCTCGTCGCGGGGGACGCGCCACTCGCGCACGCCGGAGGGACGCGACCAGCTGCGGAGGATGAAGCTGTACCCGTCGCGGGTGCAGGCGCGGAGGACGGTCGCGTCGTGACTCGTCGAGCCGTCGAACCCGATCCCGATGTACGTCCCCTGCGCGATGTCACGCGGCTTCGCGAGCTCGTCCCACCGCCGCGGGTCTACCGCGCGGGAGCGGCCCGTCGTCCGGACGTTGAAGTAGAAGCGGAGCGCGTCGTCCCATGACGTCGCGGGGTCGGAGAGCTCCGCGAGGATGCGGTCGATCGGGATCCACCGCGCGTCGCCGTAGACCTCGACGAGCGCCTCGCGCAGCTTCGCCTCCGGCCAGTCGAGTGACGGCTCGACGGCGGGCCGGCGAGCGACGTGCAGGACGCCCGGCGCCGGGTCATCGCTCGACTCTTCGGCGACGGACTTCTCACCGAGGACCGGAGCGTTCGTCGTCTCGAACGTCCGGCCGCCCATCTTCGCGGCGTTGCGCCGGATCGTGGCCGCGAGCCGCGTGCCGCCGTTGCGCGGCGTCCAGAGGTGCGTCTCGTCGAGGACGGCGAACGTGAGCCGCGCGCCTTCGCGCGAGGCCGATTCCGCGGTGACTGGACGCAGCGTGCCGGGCTTGCCGCCGGAGAGGTACAGCCGCGTGTGTCCGGGGTCGATCCCGAGCGACTTCGCGGCCCTCGCGTCGTTCGCGGTGAGCAGCTGGTACAGGACCGCGTACGTGTTGTCGGTCTGGTCCTCGGATACCGCGGCGATCTCGACCACGGGCCAGAAGGGCGCGACGCCGATCGGCTCGCCTTCGGGGCTCCACCCGGCGAACGACGTCGGCCCTGCGAACTCCTCGATCGCGATGGCCGCGAGCAGCGGGCTCTTCCCCCAGCCCTTCGCCATCTCGAGCCGCCCGCGGCGGTTGACGAACTCGCCTGTGACGGGGTCGAGCTCGTACCAGCGGAGCACGATCCGCGCCTGCTCGTCGGTGAGGATGAACGGGGCGTCGGGGTCCGACGGCGACGGGAGGTGGTCGGCCATGTGCTCGAGCACCTGCCACCCGAGCGTCGGGAAGTCGTCGGGGTGCTGCGGTCCGCGCCAGGGCATCAGACGGCCCTCAGATGCGCGTAGCGCCCGGTCGCAGGCTTCTCCGCGGGCTTCTCCGGCTCGGCGGCCTTCGGTGCCTCCCACCGCCGCGCCTGCTGGCCGGCGGGCGTGATGCCGTACGTGTCCATCAGCCGCACGAGCGCGGTCATGTCGTTCGCCTTTGCCTGCCCGCGCTGGACGGCGTCGTACTGCGCGATCACGAGGCGGAGGCCGGGGAGGTCCGCCGGCGTCCAGTGCGACGCGAACCACGCGCGGAACCACGTCTCCCACGCGTTGCGGGACGCGGCGAGCAGGCCGTCGGGCGCGTCAGGGATCGGGCCGTGCTGCCAGCCGATGCCGGGCGCGGGCTGCCACTCGCCGCGGGCAGGAGCGTTCCGGCGGCGCCGTTGCTTGGCGGGCGCGGGGCCGCTCACCGCGATTCCGTCCTGAATCGGGAACCCGTACGCATCGCGAAAGCCGCGGCGGGGTGGAGAAGCCGGGCGTCTGTGGCCCGTGTCGACCCCTCCCCCCGGGGTATGGGCGTCCCTCCGGCCTGCCGGGAGCTGTTGCAGTGGAGACACGCGGGACGGAGCGGGCCACGGCCACCACCCACGACCACGGGCACGACGTGATCGGCTGTCGTGGCGACACCCGTGCAGCCGGGCAGGCGGAGGGAGCAGGGCTGCCCCACCACCGCGCGCCGCCTGTTGCGGTACTCCGAGCCGTACGCGGCGTTGTGTCGCGCACCCTCGCACCGGGGGCACCGGCTCCCCGTGGTGAGCGCCCCGCAGTCGAGACAGTGCCGCTTCGGCATCTACAGCACCGAGCCGCGGACCGAAGGGACGAACATCTCCGGACCGCGCTGGCCCACCACGTACCGCGCACCCGGTAGCACGGGGCAACCGGAGCGCGGCAGACGCGCGAGGGCAGGACCAGCGACGGCCGCTGCCACGATCCCAGCGAGGAACCGGCGACGCGACAGCATCGGCCTACGTGACGGCATCGCTCGGGCCTGCCGACGGGCCAGAACGCGATGAGATCGCGCGGGTCCCGGAGCACGCCGCATGCCTGGCACGCCACGTCGGCATCTAGACCTCGGGCGCCTCGAAGCGGCGCCGGATGAGCGCCGCGAGGGCGGTGATGCCGGCCACGATGGGCGCCACCCAGGGGTGCGCGTCGGACGGCCAGACGGCGGTCAGCACGCCCGCGATCGTGCTGGCCACGATCGCGGCGACCGCGGCGGCAAAGCTGGTGTCGAGGGCGTACCTCATGCGCTCCCTTCCTTCCTCGCGTACTCGGCCGGCAGGTAGCGGCCGTCGTAGATGCCGCGGGTCACCCGGACCAGCTGCCGCCGGCCGATACCCGGCCAGTCGTGCCATGTCGGCGGCGCGACCGGGACCGTCGAGCCCGCGCCGCGGATGGCGACCGAGCGGCCGATCACTCGCCCGCCGGCGTCCAGCCGGTAGACCCAGAACGGATGCCGCGGCAGGACCGCCGTCCAGCGCACCGCCGCGGTCGGGTAGTGACCACCCAGGCGGTGCCACGGGATGCGCCGGCCGGGGCACGCCTTGTACGCCGCGAGGTCGCGGTGCGCGAGCAGCGCCGCGCGGGGATGGCGGCTGCGGACGTCGCGGACCAGCGCCTCGAGCGCATCCGCCTGCGCCGGGTTAGGGCCAGCGGCGGCGAAGCCCTCGACCTCGACGCTGATGACAACCGCGTTGGGGTCGCGCCACGACGCCCCCAGGGCCGCCTGCGCGGCGGTTGCGCCGTACGTCACGAGGTCGCCATCGGGCGACGTGATGGGCGCGTCGTCGGTGGTCCGGATGCGCCGCGGATCGACCGAACCCGAGAGGCGATCCTCGGCAAGCATGCGCACGATCCGCCCAGTGCGCTCGATCACGTAATGGACGGACACGCCGCGCGGGTTGGGCCGCGCCAGGTAGCCGACCGTGCCGCCGCCTTCGGCCATGTGCACGAGGATCGCGAGCACGGGGCGCGTGCGCCGGCCGTAGTCGTGGGCGGCGCGCACGATCGGGTAGCTCACGCTCACGCCTTCGGCTCCGGCTCCGGTCGCGTGAAGCAGCGCTCGCAAAGGCGGTCGGGATCCGCGTTCGCGAGCTCGTCGGGCGTGAGCACCCGCAGGTGGGCGGCCGA